CGCGAGATCGGGCGCCTTGAGGCGAAGGCGTCTCTGCCGAACCCCAAAAAGCAAACATCGGCACCGCCACCGCTTAGAACCCCGTCAGGGGGCGCATCGCAGCCGGCAGACCTTCGGTCGCTGGCCAAGAGCGATGACGTATCGGCCTACATCACGGCCCGAAGACAAGCGGCAGGTGCCAAATCCTAAAGGGATTAGGCAATGTCCAATACTACTCTCACCGCTGACATCATTGCAGCGGAAGCCCTCGAAATCCTCGACAACAACTGCGTCATGGGCAAGCTTGTCCATCGTGGTTATGAGGAGGAGTTCGACAAGAAGGTCAACGGCTACACCGTTGGTGAAACCGTTTCGATCCGCCGCCCGGCTGACTTCACCGTCCGTGACGGTGCGGTCGCAGCCGTTCAGGATGTCGTGGAAGGCAAGACCACGTTCACCGTGGACAAGCAAAAGGGTGTGGACTTCAAGTTCACATCTTCGGACCTGTCGCTGAAGATCGACAAGCTTTCCGACCGGGTTATCAAGCCTGCGATGGTGCAGCTTGCCAACCAGATCGATCGCGACCTGATGGGCCTGTACAAGTACATCAACAACCATGTTACCATCCCGTCCGGCGGCATCGACTCGTTTGCCGATTTCGCCCTGGCGCCGACTCGCATGGATACCTGTGCGGTTCCGCAGGATAGCCGCAGCGCGGTTCTGTCCCCGTCCGATACCTGGAAGATGCTCGGTTCTCAGACCGCGCTTTACATCCAGGATGCGGCGAAGGGCGCGTATCGTGAAGCCTCGCTCGGCAAGATCGGCGGCATCGATACCTATATGTCGCAGAACGTGCCCACGCATACGACCGGCTCCCGCTCTACGGCGTCGGACGTTGTCTCGGCGTCGTTCACGGGCGACACTTGGGCTGCGACCAAGAACACCAATCAATCGACGATCAGCGTCGGCACGCTCTCGGGCGCGACCGTCACGATCAAGGCTGGCGACACCTTCACCATCGCTGACGTGTACGATGTCAACCCGGTGACGAAGGAAGCCCTGCCGCACTTGAAGATGTTCACTGTCGTGAACAACGAAACGGCGTCGGGCTCGGCGGTCACTTCGCTGGAGATTACCCCGGCGATCATCGTTTCGGGCGCTCAGGCGACGGTTTCGCTTGCGGCCGGCGTGACCGACATCAACACCAAGGCGATCACCTGGCAGGGTGCGGCTTCCACGGGCTATACGCAGAACCTGTTCTTCCACAAGAACGCGTTCGGTCTGGTCATGGTGCCGATGGTTGCTCCTCCGGGCGCTGTCGATGTCGCTCGCAAGAGCTACAACGGCTATTCGGTGCGCGTGATCCCGTACTATGACGGCACCAATGACGTGTCCAACTGGCGTCTTGACGTGCTGTACGGCGTGAAGGCCATCGACCCGCGTCTTGCGGTTCGCGCCTCGCTCGCGGCCGACATCTAAGAGGAGATAGAACCATGGGTATTCAATACCTTGACGACAATGGCCCGGACGGCACCGTTCTGGGCCAGTCATCGACTGCCAAGATCGGCTTTTACGGTCTTGCGACTCCGATTGTTCGGCCGTCTGTGACGTGGCCGAACACGGCAACGGCGACGACCACCCTGAACGAAACCAAGTGCAACCGTCTCATGGCTGCGCTTGTCGCTCTGGGATTGATCGTCACCACCTAACGGTAAGGGGCCGGCATTTTGTCAAATCGCTACTACGATGCCGGCCCTTCCGCCACAGGGCAGAAGGTTCTGCTGGCGACCACGGCTTATGACAGCCCGGACGCCAGTTACACATTCTCGATTGCCCGCAGCAGGGAAGCTCTCTCCGCTGCGGGCATTCAATCCGGTTATTATCTGCTTCAAGGGAATTGCCACGTTGACGACGCGCGCAATGCGGTTGTCAGGGATTTTCTTGAATCGGATTGCACCGAACTGATCTTCCTTGACGCGGACGTATCATGGGAGCCCGACGCGCTTATCGAATTGTGCCGCATCGATAAAGACCTGGTGGGCGGGATTTACCCGTATAGACGCGAGTCCGACGAGGAAACGATGCCGGTCCGGCATCTGCCGGAAATCAAGGTCGATGGCGATCTAATCGAGGTTGAGGGCCTTCCTACCGGCTTCATGAAGATCAAGCGGCACGTCATTGAGTCGATGGCGGCGACCGCAAAACACTTCCTGAAAGATGAGGGCAAGCCGCACCCTGTTCTATTCGAGCGGGATTTTTTCGGCGGTGGGCGTCGGGGCGGTGATATTCGCTTCTGCATGGTGTGGCGTGAGATGGGTGGCAAGGTTTATGCAGCCCCAGAACTCAGGCTCGGCCATTGCGGCAAGATGGTCCTGAAGGACAGCCTTGGCGCGTCCCTAAGGCGGCAGAACGGTTCTTGGCTTCGCTGGCTGGTGCAGGAAATCCGCGAAGGCGCAAAACTGGAAACATTCATCGAGGCGTTCAAGGCAAATAAGAACCGCTGGGCCGCGTCGTCGGACGTGCTGCAACTTGCCTCCGCATTGGCGAAGGCCAGCGAACTCCCCATCCTCGAAATGGGGTCGGGGCTTTCAACAATTGTAATGGCCGCGTCAACGCAGCAGCGGGTGTTTACGGTTGAGCATGAGCCGCGTTTTGCCGAGGACGTGCAGGCGATGGTTAGGTCGGCGGACGTTAGCAACGTCGCGCTCGTAACGGCCGAATTGAAAGACGGCTGGTACGATCTGGCGGATGACATGGCGTCTTTGCCGGAGCAGTTTGGGCTTGCCTTCGTGGATGGACCGCCGCGCAAGGACGGCGACCGCATGAAATTCTTTGAGACGTTCGGGCGCAGATGCAAGGTCATCCTGTGCGACGATGCGAATAACCCGATCTATGCGCGCGAATTGAAAGCTTGGGCCGCAGCTAACGGGCGGCAATACAGATCGGATGGGCGGGCCGGGGTTATCACGCAATGACGACCTATTCCGAGACTGACTTCGCGACGCGTGTCCTGCGTGACCTGGGGTTAGTTGGCGCCGACGAAACACCGTCTAGCGCCGATCTGGAATGGACGAAGGAAACGGCGGCTTCTGAAATTGCGATGCTGTCGGCCATCAACTTACCGATCTGGAACGGGTCGGAACTGGCCGTTCCCCAAGAATACCTGACGATGCTTTCGAGGCGGGTGGGGCTTGCTATCGCGCCGTCATTCGGCCTGACCGACATTGCGACCGCACAAAAGCAGATGCGGGATGCGGAACATTCTCTAACGTTGATGGCCGCGCCAAGGACTAGGCCGATCCCGCTGTCGGCCAATGACGCAACGCCGAGCCGCGCGCTCTTTAGCTACCGTAACGGCTGATGGTCGCTCTCCCGGTCGCCGTATCTCGGCTTAGAGAAGTCTTTGAGTATCATCCCGAGACCGGAAATTTTGTGCGCCGGCATAGCATCCGTGGGGCTCATGCCGGGACCATTGCCGGCTATAAGATGATGCACGGGTATATCACCATACAGGTGGATAAGAGGCAGTATTTAGCGCACCGCCTTGCGTGGCTGTACATGAAGGGCGAGTGGCCGCGCTATCAGATTGACCACAAAAACGGCGACCCATCTGACAACAGGTGGGAGAATTTGCGCGAGGCGTCTCAGACGCAACAGAATATAAACACCGCAATAAGGAAAAATAATACCTCGGGCTTCCGAGGAGTGTCGTGGAACGCGCAAAACAATAAATGGCGCGCCCGACTATGTGAAGAAGACATCGGATTTTTTACCTCCAAGCATGAGGCGCACCGGGCGTATCAGGCGGCTGCGGCCCAGAGATTTGGCGATTTCGTCAGGCGTAGCGCATGACGCGTGTAAATATTGCCTTCCAGTCCAATCCGGGGCGATACAATTTCGAAGGCACGACGCAGCTTGTTAATGCCTATGCGGAGCAACGCGGGCAGGACGCAAAAGGTCCGCTGTCGGTTCTGCCCTGTGACGGTGTTGTTGAGTTCGCGGACATAGCTGTAAGCGGTCCGTGTCGCGGTCTTCACTTCATGGAGGACCTGGACAAGCTTTATGGCTTTACACCGTCCAGCGTCACGAAATACGAGTCCGATGCTTCCGGGATCAGGATCGGGACGATTCCGGGGAATGACATCGTTCAGACCTCGCGCAATCAGAAAACCGACCCGCAATTGGTTGTCCGGCACAATGCCGGGGTTCAGGTTATCGAGTCGGATTCGGCGGCGTTCATTACCGATGACGATCTGCCGGATGAAGTGATCTCTGCGGCCTATGCCAGCGGATATCACGCCTATCTGGAGGAGAACCGCAAGTTCACGCTGTCTTCGCTTGAGAACGCGAAGACGATCAATGCGCTGGACTTCGCAACGGCAGAAAAGAAGGCCGGCAAGGCGGTTCGGATTGTCGAACATGCCGGCGAGCTTGTTATCTTCAATTCGACGTGGACCGAGTTCTGGCGCAACGTCGATGACGCGGACTTTCCATTCGCTCCGATCGGGTTCAAGCCGCGCGGTCTGATGGCCGCTCATGCGGTTGTTGCGTGTGACAATACGTTGATGTTCCCCGGCGATGACGGGATTGTCTACGGGCTTGCGAATTACGATCCGGTCAGGATCAGCAACCATCACGTTGAACGGCTGATCCAGGAGGATGCCGACAAGGCGTCCATCTTCGGGTTTGGCTGGTCGCGTGGCGGTCATGCCTACGCAGCGTTCACAGGAACAGACTGGACGCGCTGTTACGACGCCAATACGAAGCTCTGGCATTCGAGACAGAGCTACGGCCGCAATGACTGGCGCGTGAGATGGGCTGTTCCGGCTTGGAACAAGATCATCGTAGGCGACGCGCTTTCGGGGAAACTCGGATACCTCGACAGCAACACCTATACGGAATTTGGCGATCCGATCATCTGGAAGGTGGTTTCGCCTCCGATGCACGCATTTCCGAACGGGGGAATTGTCGATGCATTCCACATGGACCTTGCGACCGGCTACGGCACGTTGAGCGGGCAGGGCTCCGAACCGAAGGTCATGCTTCGGGTGTCGAAGGATGGCGGGAACACCTTCGGGCAGTATCGAGAACTTGAACTTGGCGTGAGAGGCAAGCACGCGACGCGGGTGACGGCGCGCAGGCTTGGTGCATTTGGCCCGAAGGGCATCGTGTTTGAAATCTCGATCAGTGATCCCGTGGTGAGAGCCCTTGTCGGAACCGATGTTGAGGTTCGCGGGCTGAAGAAATGACCAAAGTCCCGTCCGATCCGAACATGAGCCCGGAAGTCCGGCGCTTTCTGGACGATCTGGCGAGGAAGAAAACATACCCGGAATTGACCGTCTCCGATCTGACGGTCGATACGGCGACGATTGAAACCCTGACGGTCGATGGGAAAGACCCGTACCTGCAAGGCGGTTCGGCTCATTCCGGGCTGGACCACACCTGGTACGACAACGGCACGCTATCGAGCGGGACGCTGACTGTAGACCCACTGAATGGGTTTTTCCAGAAGGTGACGCTTACTGGCGCCGTGGCGATAGCTCCGCACTCTACGCATATCGGGTCTTGCGTTCTGCACATCACGAACGGTGCCTCTGCCAACGGTTCGTTCTCAAGCTGGACCAAGAAATACAGCGGCTCGATCACGACGACGAACGGCCACATGTTCGCGGTACCGATGTATTTCTTTGGTGCGCTTGGGGCCGATTATTCAATTCAGGCGAGGCAATGACGTTTCTTGTGCCGATGGCCGGCCTTGAGCGAGTCACGGTATCGTATCTTGGTTCGGCGACGGACACGGCGGCAAACGGGTCGATCAGTTCGTCGTTCTCATTGGGGACGGCGCACCCATCCAGGCGCATACTGGTTGCGGCTTTCGCGAGTATGGGCCTCACCCCGGCGGTTGTGCCAACGCGGGTAAACATTGGGTGTGCCGGGCAGACCATAACGTCATTCCTCGCAGAGGATGGCGCGACCTATCAGGGGTTTATGGTCGGGGCGTTCAGCGTTCCAACTGGAACGACCGGTACCATCTCTGCAACGTGGTCGGCTGGAGGTATCAGCTCGGCCGCAAAATATCTGATGGCGTATGCCATCTATAACGTTGGCTCGGCTACGCCGAAGCAGGTCACGGCGAGGAACACGACAATCGGGATTCCGTGGGGTGGGGCGATTGTTGGTTTCAGCGCGGGGGCCGCAGCGCGGACGTGGACCGGGCTGACGAAGGATGGCGATGCGGGGTTGTTGTCCGGCGCCAGCAAAACCAGTGAACCTGAATTGTCACCGTTCTCCGTGAGCGTGACGGGCGATCTTTACGGCGCCCTCACTCAGTGGGAGCCGGGGTAGGAGACTCCATTGTCCATCTTTGACGATCTTCTCGGCAGGTCTTCTGCCGATGCGTCCAACCGCGCCGCGCAGGACACATATTCCAAACTCATGTCGGCGTCGTCCGATCTGAAGGGGTATGGCGATCAGTACGCGCAGAATTTCCAACAGCTTGCGCAGCAATTCGGTCAATACGGCGAGGCGGGCCGGGCCGCGCTTCAGCGTCTGATGGGCGGTCTTGGTTTGGGTGGAGCAGGAGACCAAGCCGCATTCACGGATGCCTATCGCAATCTCCCCGGCTATCAGTCTGCATTGGAGACCGGACAGAACACCGTCGCGAATAAGCTCAATGTCGGCGGTATGCTTCAGTCCGGCAAGGCGATGAAAGCCCTCACGCGATACGGGCAGGACTACGAGGATCAGAAATCGGGCGATTATCTGGATCGTCTGACGGGCCTGACCAACATGGGCCAACAGGCAACGGCACAGGGTGTCGCAACCGAAGGTCAGGGTCTACAGGGCCAGCTCGCAACACGGCAGAGCGCATTCCAGGGCGAGACGGCTGCGGCGCCCGTGATTGGGCAGGGGCAGGTCGCGGGTGAACAGGCGAAGCAAGGCGCGCTTACAAACTTGATGAACCTAGGCGGCAACCTCGTCGGCATTGGTATTGGCACGAATTGGGGGAAAACCCCAATGTCGTCCTTCGGGTCGCTCTTTAAGAAGGCGTCGTGATGGCGAATCCGTTCTACATCGAGCCCGCAAATTCATTCAGCCCGCTTCAGGCGTTGATGCAGCGCTACGACACGGGGCAAAAAATCCAAACCGAGGCGAACCGTAAAAGCGCACTCGCTGAATTGATGAACAACGGACAGGGCGGCGGTATGCCTGACTATGCGGCGGTCGCCAACCGACTTGCACAGGCTGGTGATCTTACTGGCGCCGCACACGTTGCCACGGTTGCCAAGACATTGGCTGGGCCGGAACAGACGGACCTCATCAAAAATCTGGCGGCGGAAAACAAAGCGCGGGTGGCTAAGGGGTTGGCACCACTGTCTCCGCTTGATTATGACCTACAGAAAGAAAAAGCCAAGGCGACCATTGTTCACACCAACACGACCGTAAACAACGCGGTTAGCCCGATCCTCAAGGGAATTGGCGACAGGTTCAATGAAAGCGTTGAATCTGCCAAGGCCGCCGGCGATCAAATCAACTCCATCTATGAGGCTCGTGACGCCCTGGACAAGGGAGCATTCACGAACCTCGGCGCGGATCAAAAACTGTGGCTGTCCAAGGCGGCCGGTCTATTTGGTCTGCCGCAAGAGACTGCCGCCAACACCGAAGTCCTACGCTCGGCGCTCGGTCAGCAAATGTTGGCGAACGTCAAGAAGCTCGGCGCCAATCCGAGCAACGCCGACCGTGTGATTATTCAGGAAATCGTCGGCGCGAAGGGCGATCTCACCGAGGGAACGATACGCCGCGTTCTGGATATGCAGGAACGTTGGGCGCGAGAGTCTATCAAGAAGTCGAACGCAACGGCGCGCGGCATCATGCAGGCCAATCCGACAGAGCTTGGCAAGTATGGCGGGCTCCTCAACACCGAGGAGCCGCCGTCATATCAAGACTACATCAAGGCGCGTAATGCGCCGAAGGCTGCCACTCAACCGGGCCGTACGCAGACTGGCGTACAGTGGCGAGTTGTCCCATAGATGACCATCCTCGAAATTGATGGCGTCGGCCGCGTAGAGGTCGGCCCGGAATTTCTGAAGCTTTCGCCCGAGCAACAGTCTGCGACCGTCCAAGAAATTGTTTCGTCGCAACCACAGCGCGGCAATGTCTCGGTCAAGCCGTACACGGGGCCGTCTGCTGGGGAGACGGCGCTTGGTGTCGCGAAGTCTGCCGGCGTTGGTCTCGGCAAGGGC